TGCCTGTGCTTCACCAGTAAGCATACCAAGTGAATCTTTAGCTGCATCCCATTTTAATGTATCACTAGATGAATTCTTGATAGCACTCTTAACATCACCAAGAGTATCTTTTAATTCTGCTGCCTGAGATACCATAGATGAAATACTGTCTCTAGTACGCCTACCAAAAGCAGAATTCTTTTCTTCATCAGACATACCTCTATAGGCAACAGTCATATTAGTGATGGCTCCAGTCATTTGTCTTAGACTGGCTTTATAATTATCAGTTCTTGAACTAGCTCTATTAAATGCCTGTTCCAAAGAACCTATTTGATCTTCAAGTGAACTTCCTGTTGCACCTAAACTTACTACTTGATCTTTAACTCCAGTAATTGATTGCTTGAATTTCTGATCATCTAATTCTATACCAACTTTTAAATCTGCCATAGTTAATTATTCTTTTATTTTTTTATCTGCAAACAGTTTCTCACATCTCTTTTCAAGTTGTTTTAGCTGTTCCATATCTTGTTTAGTATCTTCATTTTTACGTTCTTCAATTTCACTGTCCTCATCCCATTTAAATTTAATAATATCAGATGGTTTTAGAGTTTTTGTGGAATTAGCCTGAGCCATTATGTAACAGATAGATCTAGCCTGATCCCATGTATACCTATTAAAATAACTATAACAACTCATAATTTCAGATGCTTCCCATGTTTGCATTTTATCCATGAAATAATCTAATGTGGAGATTTTATTTTCAATAACTATAGTTCTAAATAAGTAGTGAGCAATACAATTAATTTTGTTCTCTTTTACTTCTTTTTTATCTTTGAATTTTTTTTTTCAGTTCCGCTATCTAGATTGTTGGATCTATTTAACTGAACTAATAACCATTGTGTAAATTCTTCCAATTTAGTTGGATTATCATCTAACCAATTTATAAAATCATCGAATTCTACAGTAAAAGTAACATCTGATGCTGCCAAACAGGAGTACATAAATGTTATGATTTCATTTAAACCTTTTGCTTCAAAAGACTTGTCTGTTAGTCTTTCATATATCATTAATGACCTAAAGGAATACTTAGGTTCATAAGTTTTTTCATTTATAGTAATTTCCATTTTTGTAATATTAATTTAAGAAATAAGGGATGAAGTTTTTATTACCTCATCCCCATTGAATTTATATATTATACTGCTACATGTTTAATTGCACCCGTTCCAGCAAAAGTAACTGAATAGGTTGCATTATCACCAGCATTTGCAGTAACAGCTAGTGATGTAATAACTGCTTTTCCCTGATACATTGAAGTAGTTGGAGCTGTCCAGCCACCAGCATCACCAGTATCTTCTGTCTCAAGACCATTCACATCATAATCTGATGGTAATCCAAAGATTATATCAATAGAATCGCCTACGATAAGTTTAGAAAATAGTCCATCATATTCTGCTACAACATATAGATGATCTGCTGTAATTTCCCATGATAAACCTGATACTTCGTTTGTAGCCCAGAGACCACCATCTTTATCTGATGTACTGGAAGTTTTTGCAGTAGTTGTAAATTTATGGCTAGTTGCATGTGCAATAGATTTGCCTCCAACAAATGCCATTAGGTTTGAACCTTTAATTATGCTCATAATTAATTATATTATTTTTTATTATTATACTGTTTCAATTGTCAGTGATATGATCTGGAGATAAGCATCTTCTACATAGCTTTCTGAGACATTTGAAACAATCATTTTACTTATATGTATACTTGTATCTTCAAAATGTTTGAATTCCAATAAGTTTCTAACAGAATTGGCAAGATCAACACCTTTTGAATAATCATCGCTAACACATATAATTTGTGCCTCTACATTATCTTGATAAGCCCCATCTTTATCATATACTGGGACTATGGAAGTTCTAGAAAATACAATAAAAGGATAGTTTGTGTTTTCATTAGCTACCAGTGGAAAGATATTTCCTTTGGTAATCTTATTTATATTATCATCTTCTGTAAGAAATTTATAAATATATTTACCAATAAGTATAGAATTATCCATTTTGTGAATTTAATTTATTAATTGTATTCTCCACAGATCTTAGTAGTAATGAATCTATATTAGGATTTACTGATTTTACAGCATCAGCAAAGAAATTCTTTTTTCCTATTTGTCCTCTATTCTTGAATGTAGCTGATTTTCTAACTACAGTGCCTCCTTCAAAGAATCTAGTTACATAAGTTCCAGATTTTCTTTCTCTTACTCCTAATACATGTACTGTTCCTTCTAATGAATCAGTACCCTTTTTGTGTATTGATCGTCTAATGGAATCTAGCATAGTATCTCCAGCAGTGGAAAATACAGAACCATGTACATGTTTTGGTCTGATAGGTCTGTTTGCTGCTGGAATCCTTGCTAATAAATTAGTTTTAGTCTGAGTAACTAACTCTGTAAGAACTTCATTTAATCCTTTTACTTCGGCTTCTTTAAGATTAGTAGAAGCATCATCCAAGTATTTTTGTACTGATGATGTATCTATTTTTGCTTTACTCATTTACTCTTTCAGCCTCTATAATTATCGAGTTAGATTCTCTATCTTTTATTATAGATATAATTCTATAAATTTCATTCTGAAAATGTATCTGATCAGTAAATGTTATTGGGACATAATACCTAACAGTAAACTGTATATCATATCCATGCCATTTCTCATCATTTTGTACTGATCTAAAACCTGTGTTTCTCTGTACTCTAGCTTTAGTATTGTAAGATGATACATAGGTGTTAATCGTCTGACCGTAATCAGATTTTTCAGTGATTAAGCTATATATATCTATAATTTCATCTAATAATCCAGCTCTCATATCTTTACTAAGTTTAATTTGTGGTAGTTGTAGTTGTGGTAGTAACTTTCTGATCACCACCAGTTGTATTCAGACCATAATTTTTATACTGATCTAGTAAATATTGATATGTGAACGGAATCTCACTTGAATTTACAAAAGCTACAGACTCCCTGTTTGCATACATATTTCCAATGAATAACAGCATAGCATGAGTAAGACCAGTTGGTAAAACACCAGAATTACTCGATGCTATCTGTTTTAAATCATCGTCGATATGTTTTTCTACAACTTCTTCAGCAACCTGTTCAAGATCAACCAAGTATTCATCATCTTCATGATAAGCCTCGTCTATATTCAGATGCTTTTTAATTTGATATAATTGTATATACATACTGACGAATTATTTCAAAGGATTAATTATGCTCCAAATTTACCAAATGCAAAAGCGTTTGCTCTTAGTACCTTAGAATCAAAGTAAGCGTTAACTACCAATCTAATCTGACCTTCGGCAGCCTTTGTATATGGATCTACAGTGATATCAATACCACCAAATTGACCGATTGCCAAGTTAGTAAAATCACCAACTACAAAATCACCAGATACTACATGTGAAGTACTAAATACTGGTGTACCATCTAGTTCACCATTCTCATAAGCGAGATATGTGTTATTCTTAGTACCCTTCTGCATGTTTCTAAAGTTTGCTCTAGCCTTAGGAGATACGATATATTTAATAGGATTGATAACGTTAGCTTCCTCTACTACTTCCTCAAGTGCTACAACACTAGCAAAATCAGTAACGGCTACAGGAGTAACACCAGCAAACATACCAGCAGGCTGTGTTGCGGATCCAGCTTCAACACCTAAGATGGTACCTTCCAACTTATCATTGATTGCATTGATAAGATCCTGTCTAATCATGTTCTCAATTCCTACTGTGTCCTGTACTAGCAACATCTTAGATAAATCAACGTATGCTGTTAATCTCTTAGGACTTAGAATAAAGCTATCAAATGATGCTCCACCCTTTTTAGCTTCTGCAACTTCACCAGCCCAACCAACATTTGATCCAGTCATAACAGGGATCTGAACGTTAGAAGTTAAACCAGAAATAAACTTAGCTCCAGCGGCAACTAGAACATTTTTAGCTCTAAGCGGCTCAACAATATCATAAAGATTTGTAGCAACTACATCTGCGCCTTCATCGGCTACGGTAATATCTCTTTTCTCTACAGGCAAAATAATCTGACCAGCAGCAGATACTCCAGCTTTTCTCATTTCCTCTACTCCAGCTTCTTTAACGGCTAAAGCTACATCATCAAGTGAACGGTTTTCAGCTATTGATCTAATAGCACTAATTAAACTAAAATTCGAATTCATTTTGTGTTTATTATTTGTTATAATAGAAGTGTTTAAACTTCTTTCTTGTTTCTTGTTACCTGTATTTCCACAGGATTTCTCTTCCATATTATCCTCTTCGTTATCAATAGGCATTTCTGGATCTTCTTTTTCTTCTTCTTTAGGTTCTTTCTTTGGATCATCCTCAACTTTCGGATCTTCACTATTAGAAGTATCAACTTTAGGATCTTCCTCTGGTGCATCCTCTGATTTAGGATCTTCCATCATTTTTTTAGGATCCTCTACTTCTGGATCCTGTTTTTCATTTTTCATATTATTACTATTTTCGTTATTTAGTTGATCTATACTTTTTGTTTCTTCCATGTTTAGAAGTTTAGACTGTTCCAATGCTCTACTACTTAAACTAACAGTAGTTTCTGTATAGGCTGGGTACCACACTGGAGATACATCAACTAAATAATCTATTTTATTAATTTCTCTATGTATAATACCACTATTATCTTTATACCAATAATCGGATCCTTCATCAGGAGATACCGCAAAGGCAAAAGAACTTGAATCTATTTCACCACGATTTATATACTCCAGTAGAGTATTTCCAAGATCGGTATTAGGCACATCAAAAGAGTATTTTAAACCTCTATCATCAATTTTTAATGATAGTGATCCTTTACCGTGATTTGATCTGGCTAAAACTTTTTCTTCATCATGGTTAAATCTACAAAATACATCTGATTTATCAATAGTTTCCTGAGTAACTGCATTAGGTTTAATTATTTCTCTAAAACCTAAATCTTCACTTTCGGAATTAAAAACCATTGCATAACCTTCTATAGTTCTTGAGTTAGATATATTTCTTATTTCGGCACTACGTATTTCTAATGATTTGTTTTCCATTTATCTAATATTTATTTCTTAGTAGTCTTTACCGATTTCTGTACATCAATAATTCTACTTTTAATATCCGATAGTTGGTAGTTTACTAGTTTTACATTAGCACTATATTTCATAATTAACTCATGGTCGTTACTAACCTGATTTTCTAATACATCCAATCGTTTACTAATTGACATATAATTACAAAATACGATTATTACCAATGTAGAGAATACTCCAACTAGTAGATTAATTAATTTCATGTTATTTATTTTCATGTTATACTAAAAACATTATTCCAATACCTGAACCACAACCACAGCCATTTACGCTATTGTCTGCCATCAGAAAGCGAGTTTATCGGGATAACCAGTAGTAATATCATAATTATTAATATCTTCAATACTAGTAAGTTTAGATACATTGGCTTTATGCTGCATTGTTACCATAAAACAAGCATCCGCATATCTCTGTATCTTCGCTAACAAAATCTTAGCGTTCTGTAAAGGTACAGTCACCGCCTGACCTGCTATCGCAAACGTGATGCTCGTTTCGCCTAGCAGTTCCGCACTGCTAATCGATGTGAGGTAATTCGACCTGATTGCTGGTGTGAGCC